TAGTGGTTAATTGTGTGGTAGCAACTGCCGCAGCTTTGTTTTGGTTTTTAAATATAAGCATTGCCGCGCCAACAGCTACCAAACCCGCCGCGATAGTTGCCGCAGCAACACCTGCTGTGCCCGCTGTAGCAACCGCAGCCAGCGAGGCAGCGTTAGCATAATTTAGTGCCGTAGCAACAACCGTTACCGCGTTAGCAAGCACCTGCGCGGTCTTGTAAGCAACGATGGCTGAAGCAACTGCAGCAATCGCTATGCCAAGCCCCGTAATGATGCCTGTGTGCTCGGATGCCCAATCGCCAAAACTTATAAGCGACGGCAATATTGCTTCGACCGTTGGCATCAATGCAACACCTATTGCTTCTTTTGCGTCTTTGATTGCAACATTAAATTTTCTGAATTGCCCTTCAGCTGTGTTTGCTGCCGCTGCAGCTGATCCGCCAAAAGTTTTTGTGAGCATGCCCATTACTTGATCAAGGCTTGCACCTTCTTTAATTGCAACTTTTAGCTCAGGGCTTAACTTGGCGAGCGCTTTAGTGTTACCGCCATAAGCGAGCGCTAACGCATCGCTGACACCTTGCAAATCTTGCCCAGTTGCCGCGCTGATATCCATTGCCAAACCAAGCGCCTCATTTGCATCAGCAAGATTTTTTGTGCCTCTAGTCAATGATGCAAAAGCTGGGCGCAATTCATCATCTGAAACACCTGTAGCCCTAGACATAGCCTTTATTGATGCTTCAACTGCAGCTATTTGTCCATCAGTTGCCCCAGTAACATTTTGCAAAGCTTTAGCCAACCGCATTTGTGCGGCTTCATCCTCTATCGCAGCTTTAACACCAAAAGCGGCAGCGGCAGCCAACCCAGCAAGCGCAGCCACAGCCGGCAAAAAAGCTTTTTCCATAACAAAGCCAGCTTTTTGGCTGTTCGTTTCAAGGCTTTTAAACTCGAGCGCCGCCTTTTCAAATCCTTTGCTATCAAGGCTTGAGATAATCGGGATGTTAATTGCCATAACGCACCTGCAAATTCTTGTTCAACTTGTCCATAACCTTTTCAACGATTGCCAACACCTCTTGCTCAACTGTTTCTCTGTGCATATCCACAGCCGGATCAATGGCGCGTGGCTCTAAACCAACTTCAACATTCAGATTGGTTACAAACATGCCTTTAGTGCGCCTGCCAGCATGATCATAGATTGCGCCTGCCGCATCCTTTTGTTGGATCACCATCAACTGGTAAGGCTTTGCCTTGAATAGCACATTGTGGCTTTCACGCGGGTTTGTTTCAGGATCAAACTTATCTTTAAAGCTCACAATCTTTTGCCGTTGTGCAGCTGCGCCAACCTTTACTTTGAAGCCTGCGCGCACAGTGTTGTTATCCCAATAAACATCACGCCCTTTTACAAGCTTTGATTTATACATGCCCGAAAGCGGCGCACCATTGCCTTCGCTGTTATCAAAGTTTTTTATCATGTCTCGAGCGCTCACAATAATCTTTTGCCCAGCCGCAGAAATGTCTTTGGTTACTTGCCTACGATATTTTGGATCAAAGCTATTGAGCTCAGCTAATGCTTCTTTGATGCCATGCACCTCTATGCGCGCTGTGTAAGCCATTATTTTGCCCGGCTTTGTCTGTTAAGGATTTCAATCACGGTGTTCACATCATCAATTTCAAATGTTTCAGCACCCCAAAAACCTGTAGCAACCAAAATTTCCGCGAGCGCATATCTTAAACTTCCTCGCCTACTTTTGGGATGTTCTGATCTACCACCTCGATGTTTCGCAGCTTGTCAATGTAGATATCAAGTGTGGCTGGCACAGTTACGCCCGCTTTTTGTGATGCTGTGTAACACATAAAAGCAAGATCCTCGACACCAATGCCGGATGCCATTTCGGATGCTTTGCGCCTATATTTTCTTTCCCAAGCAACCACAGTTGCCAAATTGGTTTCAATGGTTTGCGTTGTGCCATCCGTAAAAACGGCTTTAAGCGTTAATTGCATTTTGTTTCCTTTCTCGGGCAAGGCTTCGCTCTCGCGGTCTTGCGTTTGTATTTCTCAGCGGCTTAAGCCGCGAGATCATGAAGTGGCTTTAGTTAATGTGCCACCTGTAAAAGTCAGCGTGATGGTGCTGAGTTCACCGAGTGTTGCAGAAATTGGTGTGTGGCTTGCAAGATAAGCGCCTGTAAGCGTGTATTTTGGTGCGGTAGCGCTTGGCGTTGCCAAACCTGCAGCGGAAGGTGAAATTTCAATGTCTGTTTGTATGCCAACCAAACCATAAATAGATGCTTCAGTTTCGGTTGCTGCATAGCTTTGATATAGCTCAACTTCAAATGTGTTGTTTTGCAGCGATGTAACTGTGCTTGCTCCAAACACTCGAGCGGTTTGCCCAAATGCGGTTGTTTCAAGTTGATCAAAAGCAAATGTCAATGTTGCACTTGTCGCCTGATCTGTGAGATCTACGGCATTAATCGTGAGTGCCGGGTTTGAGAGATAAACGGTTGTAGCCATTTTGTGTTAGTCCTTTGCTGTGTCTGTGTCTTTAGTTTTAGCAGATTTTTTTGATGCTTGTGGGGATATGTGCCCAGCCTCAATTAGGTGCTCAATGTCGCCATCAATGTCTTTTGCATCAAGCTGATCGCCGCGTTTAAAGCCTGCAAGCCTGTCGCTTGTAACAATGTATATTGCCATGTTTTACCTCTAAGCCGTTTGTGATTGCATGTTTACAGTTACATCATAGGCGGGATACTCTGCGCCGCCAATGATAGCCACCGTTGGTCTGCCATCCGTGATACCTAAATTGGCTTGCAACAATTTGCTCATCATGTTTAAAAGGTTTCGTTGTGCGTCAAGGTTGCCCGGTCCGAGCGTAATCAGGCGCACTGGGAAAGCCATTTTAACTATGTTGTAATTCCAGCCCGTAAAGCTGGGTGCATCTATAAAAGCGCATGGCGGGTTTGCGTTTCGTGGATCATTAACCACGCTGATGCCCAAAATTGCGCCAATGCTTGTTGTTAAATTGTCAAGCGCGACATTAAACAAGTCTGTGTAGGCAACTGGCATTAGGCAACCGTTGCCCTATTTACGCCTAACAGCTGTTTAATCATTGGTGAAAGCCCGTTTGTGCCGCCCGCTGCCATGCCATCAAAGCTTGCAAAATCTGTTACTGCGCCGCGCTGCCTGTAAAGATTGCCGCCATACATGATCGTGCCCAGCGTTACATCACCACTGGGCGAAGTTGTCAGGCTGTCAAAATAGGATGCCTCTTGTCTGCGCCTATAACAAAATGCGTTTGCAGCTGCCGCGCATTGCGTTAAAAACGCTGTGTCAGCTGCGGTTGCTGTGCCAATCCCTAACCAATCCTCAATGTTGCCAGCTGTGATCCATGTGCATGTTTGTGTGTAAGTAATGACACCGGCAAAGGTTGCAACAAACTCAACATCATCACCTGTGCATGCGTAAAGGATTTGGTTAGGCACTGGGTTTGTGTAGTCAAACAAAAATTCGCCTGTTTCACCATCAAGCCCTATAAAAAAATATTGTGGGCATGCAAGCACTGTGAAAGTGCCGTTAAATGGTGCGCCTAAGCTGCCAACCGTTACCGATTGCCCTACTTCAATAGGTGATGGCTCGAGCGTAGCAAGCACCGCAAAATTATCTTGCAGTTGCTTGCTCGCTGTGTTGTAAGTTGCCATGAGCGGTATCGCCGCCTATGACTATGAAACGATGATTGACTGAACTTGTGTGCTGTCAGCGATAAAGGTTGAAACATAGCCTGCATAGCTAAAGTTTCTGCCAAGTGTAGATGGCAATTCAACGCTCATCAAACCGCGCACTTGCTCATAAAACTCAATTGCTACGCCTCGAGCAACAACCATTGTGCCAGCTGCAAAATTACGATCAGCAACCAAATTCAAACCAAATGGGTTAAATGTGTTTGCAACTGTGATATTTGCTGAGCCCATTGCGTTTACGCCCATAAGACCTGCAGCACCGACATATGGAAACACTGGTCTGTCATCTGCATCTAACTGTGCGCCCAATGCTTGCCACACACCCGGTGCTACAAAAATGTGATCAGGCAAAAAGTTTGTTGCCAACAAAATATTGTAGGCGCTTGTGTAAATTGCGCTAATTAAAGTTGATGGATCGTTTGCTGTAACTGACCATGTTGCACCTGACGCTGTAGCTCCTGCTGTGATGGCATCGGCTGCAACATTGTCTGAAGCAATCAAATATTCACCAACAAGATCATTTAAAATAATGTTCAAGCTTGCTGGATCTGTAAAATCAATGTCTTGCACAGACAAAGTTACTTGCCCAGCCAAAGTTGTTTTTGTAACTGTGTTGCTTGCAATCACCATTGTGGTAGCTGAAGCTGCAGCAAATTCACTTGATTGCGCTGCAACTGATGTGTGCGTTGTAATTGTTGGGCGCACAAAAGTTTTTGATGCACCGTTGTTTGGCATTGCTCGAGCACCAATTGCATTTACTACCGGGCGAATAAAGTTTAGATCTTGAAAAACCGGTCCGAGAACTGGCGTTGGAATTATGCCGGGTGTGTCTGTCGTGGCGATATCGCCCGCCGCTGCTTGCAAAGCTGATTGATTTGCTTTGACATAATCTTTTGTTGCGCGAGAAACATTTTCAAATGTTGTGCCGCCAATGTGCATTGCGGCAAGATATTCACCGGGCGTTGGCAAATTAAATTTGCGCGCTGGCTGTGCCCAAAGCTTTTCTGTGGTTGCTTGTGCTACCTCAACTACTGGGGTTTCAACTTTTTCGCTCATGTCGTTTTCATCCTTTGTTGTCTCTTGATTATCATTATTATCTAAAATTTCATCCGGTTGTGGGATACTCGCAGCCACCTTAGTAATTACAGCACCTTCAAAAGCGCCTTGAGATACCAAACTGAGCTCAGTCCACAAAGCCTCTTTGACAATCATTACGCCATCATCGTCATAGCTAAATTTTGTGGGGTTAATGCCTACAGAAACTTCAGAAATTGTGCCATCTTTAACCATTTCCATTGCGTCATCACCTAAACGGGTAGCGCTAATTTTGGCTGTAAACAACATGCCTTCGGGTGTATCAACTCGCTCAACTACCTGCCCAACGATTAAATCACTTTGGTGTTGCATGTATAGCTTGGGGTTTCTGCCTTCGATTGGTAGCGCGCCTTGCAAAATTTTGATTTGTGTGCCATCGCTTACAGTTGCAACTTCGTCATAGGTAACTGCAACGCCGCTGATTGTGCGGCGCGGCGAGCCCTCTGCCGCTGCCGCATCAACCGTGATCATTGTGGGGGTTAATTTGATCATGTTCGTGATCCTATCTCATCTTGCTGTTGTGTTTCGGGCATTTCATTGGCTGGCTCATAATCGCTTTCCAGATATTCCAAGATGTTGAATTCTATAAATGTGCCGCGTGGCAAATAGGCATCTTGGCTTAATGTGCCAGTAATGCAATCGGCATACGCTCGAGTGCCAAAAGTCCAAAGATCTGCGCGGCTTTCTTTGCTGTTTTGGTAACTGTATGAGCCCACCGATATGCCCGCTAAGTAGGGCGGGATATTGGTGAGCCTGCAGAGGTCTTGCGATTGGTAATGACTGGCTTCAATTAAGAGCATTTTGTCTGGGCTTGTAGCGGTTTCTATATAGTGCACTTCAGGCGATAGCGCAGCTGTTTGGTTTGTTGATCGAGCGGCGTTGAATGATGCCGCCAAATCTGAAAGCTCTTGTGGTGAAAGCGGCTCTGAATTTGGTTGCACTTGCAATACGCCTGCGGGGATTGCTGAGCTTGCGTTTCGATACCGCGCATTTTCTAATTTGGTTGCTGTTGCAATAGCTTTTTCTGACATGTAAACGATGCCCTGAATTGGTGAAAGAAATTGCACAACATTTTCTGCCGCAAGTTCACCGCCTGAAAAATATATTTGTTTTGATGGCGCAAACCAAACAGGTCCGGTTTGATCAAGTGTTTGCACCATTGCAGCGGGAAGCCGTGTGTAGCTTGCTGGGTAGCCGTCAGCTGTGCGGCTTGTTATATACCAAAATGCGCGCCCATAAAAAAATAGATCATCTACTGTCCACGCAAGTGTAAAAGAATTTGGCACAGCCGGATCTATTTTTCTTAGCCATGCGCGTGGCGCAATAAAAACTTTTTGCATTGTTTCATCGATGCTGTTCCACACTTCGTTATACATCCGCAAATTCATGCAACTGATAGTGGTGGCGTGTAAGTCTCGAGCGCGGCTAATCGTTGGCTGAGACATAGCCACATTTCTTTGAGTGCCTTCAATGTAAGAGTAATAACTTCCAACCATTCCAGCGCCTGAGTTGTTTGTTGGTGGCATTGCACCGGCTGCCGCAGCTTTTTTTGGTTGTTCGCTAATCATCGCTTTTGATGCTGTGCGGTTAAATATTCCCATGCGCTAAGTATGCCTTAAAAATGTTTTGTTGTTTGTGATAGGTGGCTGCCGCAGTAATCCGAGAAAGAAAAGCACTCGGCAGCCACCCGCTAATGATGTTAGCCGTTTGAATAAATGATGGTGGGTTTGCCAACATTTGCTGGCTTGGAAACCATCGCTGTGGCAAACACTAAACAGCGGGCAAGCTCGATTGGTCCGGGTGATCTGATTGATGACAAAGTAACCGCACCCTGATTTTTTACTGCTACGGCTCTTTCGCAATGTTGTGCCAAAAGTGTTGATCCGTCATGCACAATGCGTTTTTCTAGGATTGCGGCGCGGGTGGCAGCTGTCCAGCGTTGCAGTTCACGATTGCCAACCATTGATGAGCGGCGCGCAAACTTGGGTGGCAAACTCATTTCAAAAGCTGGGGTAATCAGTAGGCGGGTGGTTTGATCTTGGCATGCTTGCTCTACGGCTTCCCAACAATCTTGCAAAGTGTCTTTAACAAACTCTAAACAAATTTGGATCTTGCCAGCGCTGTTCATTGCGGCGCGAACACCCACATAACGGCTTTCATCTTGTGATTGCTCAATGGATAGCACCCCGCCTTTAGGCATTGGCTCGGATGTTTTAAGCTCATCCCAAATGCCCGGCTGCAGCCAGCCGTTAGCGCTAGCAGTCCAAAGGTTTACGCTCGAGCGCAGAAACGCGTTTCTGTTTGGTTGCTGCGCTTCGCTTTCTAATACCGCGATGCTCAATGTGTGCCCTATCGCGGGGTTTGCCTGCACCCAAGCTTCAGCGCTTAGCGGATCTATTGAATTTGGTGGTGAGTATTCCGCAAAATATAGGCTGCCAGTTTTCTTTTCATCTATCGCCCGCAAACCCTGTTCACGCCAACGCAGCATCTCAACTGAGCTTTGATCACCGCTTGTGCTTGTCATCAACATCAACGGGCTGCGCCTTGTTCGCATAGTTGGCATCAAACCGATAGAAACCGCATCAGGCGACACCGCCCACAATTCATCAATAAACACCGCGTCAGCTGTTAAACCATGAAACGAGTTTGGGGTTGCAGCCCGCACAAGCCACCGTGTGCCATCCGGCAAATTGGCTTCATTACGCCCCACCGCCCAAGTCAAAATAGCACCAAATTTTTCTGAAAGAATTGGGGCAACTGTTTGAAACATCTCGATGGCAAGATCGAGCCGGTGCGCTGTAGTAATCACGGTTTGAGGCACACCCCGCAATTTAGGCATCTCAGTAAGCCAAAAACCCAAACAACTTTGCAGCATCAAACTTTTGCCGTTTTGCCGGGCAACCGAAACAAGCGCCTGCCGGTGCAAAAGATCGCCGCGCTCATCATGCGCCATAAACCCGCTAACAACATGCTTTTGCCAATCCATTAGCTCAACACCTAAATGCTCGAGCGCCCACAAATTAACACCATCCGCGAAAACCTTGCCATCACGACACACCCCAGTTTCTAGGCGTGGCATATAAGGCGCATCACTCTGCGTGGTTAAACCATCTTGATCAGTTAGCTCTAGTTTCGGCTGATTTGCTGTATTTGAGCCATTAAATAGGCTGGATGCTTTG